AGGTACGTGACCTAGAATATATCTATCGTCATTGCCGATAACATTAACCGCCTTCTCAAACGTTTTATCAGTAGACGCATCATCAATAATAACGTGTCTAAAGTTTTTATATGTTTGCTTTTTGGTAGAAGCAATACATTTTCCTATCCATTCCTCAGCGTTATGAACAGGGCTAATAACTATTAGTCTAGTTTCCGCGTCCATTAGTCCCCTCCATCTTAGGTCTTACTAAGTATGTTACTTTTCCTAACCAGCCTACAGTAGCTCCCTTGGTTTGGCACAACAAAACATGAAAAAAATCAGCATAGTCTTGGACATGGGCAGGTATCGCTGTAGTAAAAGGGTCGTTTGTTAGGGTACTCGTTTTATAAACTGGTACTGCTACGTTACCCATCACCACTCCTTTGTTTTTATCTAAGCATAGTTCCATACCATTATTAAAAAGCAGTCCTTGCACCCAAATATCCACCGAAGAATCATTGTTAATAGCTTGATGAATAATCTTTCCTGCTCCAGGAGCAAGTTCATCGTCATCATCCACAAAAACAACGTAATCAGTGTTACTTAGTGCCACGCCTACATTAGCGGCTACAGCTCCATAGCTCCCCCATTGTTTTGGGAGCTTGGTGTAAGAACCTTCAGGAAGTAATAAATCATGACCATCACTCACTACAACATAAGGAAGTCCTTCTCGTTCTACGGACCTAATCGTGTCTTGAATACTCGGTCTTCCAATACTTTTAATTATTGCTGTTACCTTGTTCATTTTCTTTTTTTATTCTTTCCATTGCCTGTTGTTTAAAACCAATAAGTTGTTTGTAAAGATGGAATCTTTCTCCTACGTGCTTGTTAATATCAAATCTTTCATTAACTACTTGACGTAAATTTTCCCCCATTTCCTTTCTACGTTTTGGGTTCTTAGCTAAGTAAGATAATTTCTCAACCCAAACCCTTCTAGGGTTATCTTCTGGGATAAGAAATCCAGTCTCCCCATCTATAATGGTTTCATTGTAGCAACCAACATCACTAGCAATAAGAGGGATTCCATATCTCCCACATTCCATTAATTTAATATCAGACTTAGAATCATTAAAGTTATTCATTTGGAGGGGAGCGATACTTATATCCATATCTCTATAAAAAGCTCCATACTCTGCCCCATTCATGGCGTTTCCAAAAAAGATATTTTTTCTCTGCGCCTTTGGAACTCCATGCATAAGCAATCGTTCGTAGTTATCCCAAACATCTTGTTGCCAGTCTTTCTTTTCTCCAGGTTTTAAGGGAGGTCTCCCATGAAATGTCCATCGTAAATTCTCAACCCCAACCTTTGCATTCATACCCAGAACAACACTCTTAAACTCCTTAACGTCCTCTTCGTGATGAATGCCCCCCACCCAACCTACTCGGGTAAGCTTTTTTGTGGGAGATTTTTGCCACTGAAGATTCCAACAAGGAAGCTCAAAATCAATTGCATTCTTAATAACAACAAGTGCTTTTCGTACAAAGGGTTTAATTCTTTCAGCAAATTTTTTCTGAGTTACACTGACCAAATCTGCATTATAATAAATAGCCTTAGTATACTCATCCAACTTCTGTTCTTTGTAAACATCAAACAATCTATGCCCAGTATACAAATCCGTTAAGAGGTCATCAGTATCATAATGGGTAAATTTCCCATACTCATCCGCTTTCGCTAAGATGTTAATAGTGTATTGTCCTCCCCTCGAATGAATATTGTGGGTGAACACGACGTCCGCCCACTTAATATTTTCAAATTCAAAATCCTCTGGAGTGCGTTTGAGGTCATCATCTACACCCAGAGGATTATCATCAAATCGAATTTCTACTTTGTCCGGGTGTTTTTCCGCAAGTTTCTGCATGGGCATAAGTATTCTATAATACGCACACCCACCATGATTTGCGGGACAACAAAGAATCCGCAGCTTTCGATTATCCTCGGACATTATACGTTTAAGTCCTTAAGGTCCTTTAGGAAATCTCCATCTGAGCCCGTTGATTGGCTACCTGTAGGAGCAGGGCGTTCAGGGCGAGAAATTTGCTCAATTTCCATTGCCAAAGACTTAAGTTCATCATACTCAGGGAGTTTAACCAACCCGTGAATATCGTGAAGTTCATCCATGAAAGTTGCAACTTGCGCATCTGTACCTGCTTCAGAAGTCTTAGGGCGCGGTGCTGATTTATCGTAGTTAGGAAAACCACCAATCTGCTCCTTAATAATCTTAAAGTCCCAGCCATTTTTAACGTCAGTAATATCACCGTAATCTTCATCGAAGAATGCGTCTAGAATTTTACTAAACAGCTTCTGCCCAACAGAAAGAATCTTAACTGATTCATCTCGGCGGTCAATTACATTCATATAGAAACGCTTACGAGCCTTAATTTGTCGTGCTGTATCAATATAAATTTTTGAGGAAGGATTGTCCTTACCCAATTCGTTAACTTGCTTCCACAAGCCGTAGTAAGTATCACACAAAGGACACTTTCCACCCTTCTCACGAGGGCAGTGATAATTTTTATCGTTAATACGATGGATTGAAGTCTCTGAGTAGAAGTTATTCTCATCATCTTTAGAAGGAAGAACGCGCACATAAGAGGTGCCGTCTGCCATCATAAAAAATTTCTTAAGAAAGTCTTGGCTTCCACCACCAGGATTATTAATCTGTTCGTATTTTTTTCGAAGTTCGTCTAAGTTTACCATAGTTTTATTAGTTTTTAAGAGGTTTAGGAAGAGAAATCTTCCCACAAGTTATTAAAGTTCATGTAGTTTAATTTCCGCTCTTTTATTTGCGGACATTTGAACTAGCATATCCTTCTGATGGTCTAAAGAAGACACCAGATTCTTTGCTAGATTTTGTTTCTTTGTGCGTAGTCTTACTATACATGCTTGCTGACGCAACGACGCAACTGTTTTTAAGTACGCATCCAAAGCCCTGTCCGTAGCTTTAAGACCTGCATCTTGTAGTTCTGTTCTTTTTCTCTCTCTTTCTGTAGCCTCTAGAAATTCGAACTCAGCTTCTGCCTCATTCAGTTCGTCTTTTGCATGAGACAGTACAGCACAAAAGAAAGAATAAATAGAAGTGTGTTGCCGTAACGCAGTATCCATAGTTTCATCAGTTATAGTCATATACTGCTTAGTAAACTTAAGATACATATCCTCTATGTTCTCATACGCGTCTGTGATATCATTCATTGTTAAAAATAAATTTAAAAAGTTTAGGGTTTTGAGTTGAAAGAAGCTGTAACATATTAGAAGTTACAGTAGTAAGGAATTCATTTCCTATCGTAGGCATTTCATCATCGTCCCCCAACCCAAAGGTTTCAAAACCTACATGAAGAATCTCATGCAACAGAGTTCCTCTGTAGTCTACCTCTGATTGGTTAGGGTCAATGGAGATAAGTGCTTTGGACATCTCCGCACAACCATATAGGTTATCTTTTGCTAAAGATTTTTGAACAATATCAAATGTTTTATATCCAATCTCTAGCTTCATAGGGTGTTTATATTTTTCTTTTGTTGCCATTATCTATCCTCCGAAATAACTAAGCGGTCATAATCAATCTTTACAGGAACACAGAAGCGAGCTCTACCATTCCTTGATTTCATAAGATACAAACGGGCTTTGCGCTCATCAAATTCTTGCTCCGTTTGGTTAATCGAAAATGCTAAATCACACACCCTAATCTTGCCGTAAGAATCAGCAAGCTCAGCATCAGTAATTAAATTAACCTTCTTCCCATCTCGATTTGTTTGTGTAGCAGTCCACACTAAACATTGGTACTCTGTCGCTAAGCCCCTAAGCTCTTGGGCTAATCGTTCCTGTGCTTGGTATTCCTTTGTACCTGCCTCTGTGGTAAGTAGTTCTAAGTAATCCACAATAATAACTTCAGGAACAAAGTTGCTATAATTGCTTAGTTGATTTAAATATGCTCTTAGACTAGCGATAGTACATCTCTTAGTAGGAAACTCTTTAATCACAAGTTTTCCTCTGTTAGAAATAGTCTTAGTAACAGAGTCCAGTCTATCTTTTAAATCTGCGACACGAGTCTTGAGTTGTCGTTGTTCAATGCGACTAAAAATACTGTCTAACCTTTGAGCGACTCTGTCTTCTGCCATCTCTAACGACACGTATAGCACATCCTTTCCATCAAGGCAACTGCGGGCAGCTTGATTCACTAAGAACAGAGATTTTCCTACTCCAGGAGGAGCCACAACCATAGCCATTTCTTTAGCAGCCATACCTCCTTCTAATTCATTATTAATAGTCTCAAAGGGAGTTCTATATTCAGCATCTACAGTGCTGTTGTTAATGCGTTCCCATCTCTCTTCAACGTCTTCAAAGTAATTAATTCCTAAATCCACATTCCTATTAATAGAAAGCGCACCTCTCAGTTCTGCTTCGATTTGAGAGAAGTCCGGCGTACCTTCTTTAAGAATTTCAATAGAGCTCATAATAGCTCCCTTCATCGCTTCTGCTTTAGCAAAACCCTCAACTTTATCTAAAAGGTATTCGGAGTTATCAATTGCCGAAGTATCTAAGCGATTAATAGATTCTATTTCATCTCGATAATCCCCCAACAATTCGTTAGAGCTTTTAATCTCTTTAATCCTCTCTAGGATTTGGTCATCCGAAGGAAGATTCTTATAGGTATCGAAGTGGGTGCGAATTACAGAGTACATCTTCTGATGGGTAGGGAATTCAAAATATTCCTCCCTCATCATAGGCATAGACTGCACTAAGAAATTTTGATTAGATTTCGCTAAATATAAAATACCTTTTTGTATTGATTCCTGAAACTGATACGACATTAATTTTTTCCTGTGGAACCGAAGCCACCAGAGCCACGTTCCGTATTATTATAGTCTTGGAACTCTGTAAAAGAAACACTTACTAGTGGAGGTTTTACTACAGGACGAATCATCACTTGAGCTACTCGGTCTCCTTTTACAATTACATGGGGCTTCTCACTTAGGTTCGTCACAAGAACCTTAACTTCTCCTCGATAATCAGAATCAATTACACCGGGAGAGTTAGGAATAGTAATCCCCCTTAAGCCTAATGAGCTTCTGGGTGTTATCTCTGCCATAAAACAATCAGGTAATACAAAATATAACCCTGTAGAAATCAAGGATGTCTTCCCTTTTCCCAAAGTTACTGTTTCATTGGCGGCAATATCAAAGGCGGCTGCTCCAGGAGTTTGATATCCTGGGAACTCGTTGTCCGACTCATTATATATTTTAATATCCCCGTAATCCACAGCACTGTACCCTACGTATGTAACGTTATGTCTTTTTGTTTTTTCCCATGTACTCATAATCTTTCTCACTTAAATTTTCTACAGCTCTTTTTGCCATATTTTCTGAAGCTTTCTTGCGCAACTTAGCTGTGTTTTTGTCCACCTTCTTCATAACTCCAGCCTTTTCTAGTTCTTCATAAGGTACAGCATGAGGAGAATAAGGAGAGGCTCCTTTACCTGCATCCTTTAAAACTTCTTTGGTGTTATCAATCTCTTGTTGCATCCAAGCCTCTTCGTGTCCTTTATTTCCTACTCCGACCTTATGGTAGAATTTCGGTGTTCCTCCCTTAATCTGCACCCCAGAACCTTTTTGGTCCTCTGGTGTTTTGGAGTTATCCCAAGTTCGCGGGCATCCCCCTCTCCCACATTCAGGACAGGTTGATTTTGTTTCTCGGTCTTCGTAGCTTCGTAGCTCTATGTGGTTCATGTCACACTGACCACAAAAATAATTATATGTTGGCATGTTAGTCTCCTTTTAGTACTCTAATGCTGTCTTCCTCAAAGTGTTGAGTAGAAAATTCAAACAGTTCCGTATCTTCTACGGCTTCCATTTGGTGTACCACGTAAGGGGGAACTTCAAATGCATCCCCTGCAGTAAGCAAAACTTCTTCGATAGTTTCCGGTTGGGCGTAGAGTGCAAATTTAACTAGCAGCTTTCCTGATTGAATGTAAAAAGTCTCGGATTTCTTCTTGTGGTAATGGAAGGAACATTTCTTCCCTTCCTTGAAGAACAAAAGTTTTCCACAGTAATCGGTATTGTTATGAATCCACAACTCATACCCCCACCCTTTCTTATGGTACTCAGGTTTATGTGGTTTATTCATCTATGTCCTCCGGGCGTATCGAGTAACACCCTAGTTTAGTTACTGCAACAGATGCCCACTTATTGGCGAACATGATTGCCTTCCCCATATCCTCTGTACCTAAAAAGTAAGAAACAAAGGCTGCTAAAAAGGTATCTCCTGCACCCGTTGGGTCAAACATGTCTACCTTTTCCACAGGGTAAATAGTATTTTCATATTTGGTTCCTTTATCGCCTAATGTAACCACGTACTTATTCCTTTTATCCTTATGTGATAATGCCTCATACTCAAACTCATTTAATTTTATGTACGCCCCGGTAATGCCGTTCAAATAATTCTTTTTAGTATCAATGAACAGTTTTACGTTATGAGCATACGCCTTGTCGGAAATATCTACTAAAACATGTAAAGGTAAAAATCCTTTATCATAATCAGAAATAACTATTGCGTCAAAATCCTTAAAATCAGGTAAAGAGTTAACATTCAGTTTAGCTACAGGAGTATCTTCTCTGTCTAACCTAAAAAGTTGTTGGTGGTACCGACTATCAATAATTCTTGTTTTTTGTATAGGCTCTTCATTGTGCAGAAAAGTAACCTCATTCCCCAAGGCAGTAAGATTACTTTTTACATTCCCTCCCATGCCTTCCTTTTCCTTCCATTCGTTAATTTTAACAACGGGAACAGGAGCTTCCGGACTAATCCGGTCAGCCGTACCAAACAAATACTTATCTAAGCACAGCTCACCTAGCAGAAGAATTTTCGATGATTTTAGTTGTTGAATATCCATTTACTTTGGGGAAAAAATGCAAGCCTATACCGGGAGACCACCCTATTACTTTTTTGTTAGTATACTCCTCGCCTAATATTATAGTCTCTACTTGACGATGTTTGATAATATTTTCAAGTTCTGTATTTGAATCGAAAATAACGACTTCATTTACACACTCTAAAGACTCTAACATAACTTTTCTATCTTCTTGTGAGTGTATAGGTCTGGACTCTCCTTTCATCTCTTTTACTCTGGAATCCGAATCAATACCTACGAGTAAGTAATCTCCTTTTTTACTAGCCCACTTTAACAATTCTATATGCCCTCGGTGCAAGATATCAAAACATCCATTCACCCAAGCTACGTGGCAGGTCATAGTTCGCACGTTCCATCTTTACAGGTTTCTACCGATTGGGCTAATTCTTCTATTTTTCCATCCCTAATCAATGTATCTAGTTCTACGGTAGAAGGGTCAATAATTTCTAACGGTTCGTTGCCGCGTGAGCCTGCTCGATAAAAAGTAAATCCTTTCATGTCACTAGCATGAGTAAGCAAATCTTCAAATAAGGTTTCTGGTTGAAACTCTGCAGGGAGATTGCAGGTCTTAGAGACAGCTGAATCTATAAAGGTTTGAATAAGTGCTTGAGTTTTAATGTGTTCTTCCGGCAACACATCATAAGCTCCCACACAGTGGGACACATCTCTTCCCAGCAAATATAAATGCTTGAATAGAGGGTCAACAACAATGGTCTCATTCCAAACACCATCAGTGCCAGTGCGCCAACGACGCTTATAGACGGGAGCGAATATCGGTTCAATACCAGTACTGACGCCCAAGACCATAGAGATAGTTCCAGTTGGAGCAACCGTGAGCAGAATCGCGTTTCGCAATCCATTCTTTTTGATGTCCGAACGAATTCGGGAAGGCAGAGTTTTAAAGAATTTTTCATTTTTTAGTTTTGCCCAATCATAAGCTTCAAAAGAACCTTTCTCTTTCGCCAAATACATGGATGCTTTATATGCTTCATTTCGGATAGTAGTAAACAGCCTTTCAGTAAACTCAAGACAGTTCTCGTCCCCATATTTAAACCCTGCTTTTAAAAGAAAGTAGTGGTACCCAGTAACTCCTAACCCCACTCTTCGGCTTCTGAAGCCTGCTTCTTTACATTCTGGGATGGGGAAGTGATTCGTTGTAAGGATATTATCAAGAAACCTAACCCCCGTACGAATAGTCCTGGCAATTCTGCGCCAATCGATAGTGCCATCGTCATCAACCATATTAGCAAGGTTGAGATGACCAAGGCAGCAATTTCCGTAAGCAGGAAGAACTTCTTCCCCGCAAGGATTAGTAGATGGCATGTCTTCGAAATAAGATGCATTTGTGTATTCATTAGCGAAATCGATGTTAAAAATTCCCGGTTCTCCACACTCAACCGCATTGGTTATAAGCCTTTCCCAAATATCTCTGGCATATATAGGAGCCTTTACAGCAGAAGGGAATGTATCGGAGAAGTGTTTTAGGTGATGTATTTGTGCACGTCCAATAGCGTCTTCTTCAGAAAGGGCTACTACCTCAACGGTATCATTGCCCTCCTCAGAAACACGCTCAACTGTATACACACAATACTGATTATGTCTACCCCCAAAAGTAAAGTACCACTCCTCATTATTTTCTACGGCTTCAATAAATCGCGAAGTAATAGCAACTGAAATATTAAAATTGGTTAATTCGTTGCGATTCATCTTCACATCTAAAAACTCAAGAAAATCAGGATGAGTTACATTAAGAATCGACATCAAAGCTGTTCTTCGATTTTTTCCTGCTCGGACATGATTCCCGATTTCATTAATCATTCTCATTACCGAGATAGAGCCAGGAGCAGAGTTCTTAATATTTTGTATATCGTCTCCTTTGGGTCTAATCTTAGAGAAATTAAATCCAATGCCTCCTCCACCACAAGAAATCTTGTACATATCAGAAATAACTTTACCGATGCTGTCTACAGAATCTTCAGGGTCGAGAACATAACAGTTAAGTAAGTTCTGCTGCGCTCTTCCGGCACCAAAAAGAATTCTACCTCCCGGACAAAAATCCCCAGAGTT